TGTACTTCGTGAGTTGCTTGCTTCCGTTTTCTTTTAGCCTTCTTCTTAGATCAGAATCAGTTGCAACTCTCTTTCTCCAGCCTTCTACCTGTCGCTCTTGGAAATCAGGTACTGTTTTTCTAGCATTATTAAACCCCCACAGACTCCCATTCTTATGACCCAGTTCAGAATGGAGTAACGAGTGCTTTCCCCAACCCATTGGCTCAAGGTTTTCTGGTCTATTGTCTGCCTTATCAAAGTTCCTGTGATGAACACACTTTCCTTTGTTAGGAGAACCTTCGATGATCATAGCTCTATGAGTAAACTCATACTGCATAGAGCCAGGATGTCTCACTTTCTCGTAAAGAGAAGTCTTCTTTCTGTTTGGAGTATATATCCTTTGCAAAGGCATAAGAGAATCTCCGGCAGCGAGATCCTTTGCTTCACAATATTCTCCGTTCCTGAGCATCCACTTATGTTCTGGAGTACAACGGAGTTTCTCTCCGCTATCCAGTTCAATTTCTACCAGCTTGGCATTTTTCCCTGTTATTCCAAGACAAACAGCCTTTCCTGGAACAACTCGGCCAGTGTCCTTGTCATATGAGTAGACCCAAAATGATTTCTCTCGGATACCAAACTCGCTAGCAATTTGTTCCATGCTTAGCTTTCTGCCATCTAGCAGAGGAATTATAGTATCTCCTGTAAAGCATAGAGGGTTTACCTCTTGAGCAACCTTGCTCTGAGTAGGATCAATAAACATCCTCTTGCTCATCTCTCGGCGGACCCTGTTGATCACGGAGAAACGTCGCTCAAAAGGCAGGCCCTGTAGCCCTGTCAAACCGAAAGCCAGCCTGCCAGGCACCCTCTTGAGACGATAGATAGCCATACTGTCTTCCATCAGCCTGAGCATTCGGTAGACTTTACGGGCAGGGAACAGCACACCGGTTCCATATCTACTGATCCTGGACTTGCCAAGCAGCCTGAAATGTATATAGTCCCAGGGCTTTGAGATCTTTTCAGGGTCGGGGGTGTGTCCACGGGAAAAACCCTGGAGCCTACCCAGCTTATCCTCGTGCCTGTGAATATCCTTAGGGTCAAGAGCCTTCAGACCGACAATAGGACCTGGTGCTTTATCGTCCCTAACTGTTTGTAAAATGGCTGAGAAGGAGTCACCGTAAAGACACATCTCTCTACAGATAGCGAAAGCCTCCATATCCATGTCCAGGCTTTCTAACAAGTTATTCAAAATCTCTTGCAGATCTTCGTTGTCCGACTCTGCCCAGACCACCCTGCCCTTGATCATATCGGGCTGGGTGGCTTCCTCTGCATATAGATCCAGGGCAGCTACAATGACATCGTCCTCGTCCATGACCTCGAACTCATGGTAGGTAGCCAGCCTGTCAGCAGCTAGTTTCATCCTGGCTTGGTAAAAGTCCCAAGCAGTGGAAGGGCCTCCAGGATCTCCTTCTTCTGGCAGACCAACTACCACAGGAGGTTTCTGCTGCCCATACCCAAACAGGGGTTTGAGTAGAGGAATGTTCTGTAGTTTCTTTGTCCAGGTTAATGCCATAACTACCTAGCCTCCTAAAGGGTATTACCAAACAGTATTAAAGGACGCAAGTTAACAATACTGTCATCCCCAAGCTCAGATTTCTTTACCTTGGATAAGCCGCTAACGTGCATGGCTACAGCAGCCATTGCATCTGCTATGTCATCACTGCCTCCAGACGGGTGGTGAGGTCGATCAATGTCCACAATTATACCATCTCCACTATTCACATTAGAGCTACGTCTTAACTGACTAAGCTCTTTGACAACAGGCAGGTAGTTATAAAACCTGCACCTGCCCGTTGCGATCAGAGATTTCAAAACAGTATAGCAGTTTATATCTACCGATTGTATACCACTGACTACTTTATGGGTAGTCAAAAGCTGAATAGAATGCCGGCTTTGAAAACTGTCATAGGTCACCATGCTCAGCCTGTAGCCTATTCGCTGGATGTAAAGGAGGAATTCTACGACTGCCGTAAGGTCTACTTCTTGGGTTGGTCGTCCCTGTACCCTGATTAAAAAGTCATAGCACACCCCAATACCGCCATCTGTATAGGGCACGGCATGTCCTACCGCGAGCCCCAAAGCCTCTCCCGTAAGACCAATATCCACATGAGCATACCGGGGTGCCCCTGGGTGAAGCTTCGGCATCCACGAGGACCTCTGCATGTCACAGCAATTTTTCAGATTCAGGTAGTCTTGTAGCTTGTTGCCTGAGCCCAGTGTGAGGGTATCTACAGTATCTACTTTGAATGGATTTGGTCTGTCGTCTGTACAAGCTTTAACTGCGATAGGATCCAGGTAAAGATAGCTGCCAGCCGTAGACACCCCTGCTACATCTCGCAGGGCTATTTCTACGTCCAGTCGGAAAGGATGCTCGAACTCGATGGGAATACTCACCGTTCTATATTCAAAAGGAACAAGCTCGTCTGGCTCAAGTATACGAGAGGCTAGCTTGTCATCTCCTACCAGCACATCAAACCGCTCTCCACAAAACTTGTCTGGGTCCTTAGTTTCCCAGAGAGCATAGGACATAACATGAGTCTGGGCAGAGAGCTTTGGATCGGCCTCAATCTCTTCCAGTAGCTGCTCTAGGAAGTGGGCCTCTGTTCTGCGAGAAGACATCAGTATTGCCAAGCCAGGGATCTTTCCTCCATATTGGATAAACCTGGATTCGATCCTTGCCCTGGCCTGAGAAAACAACTGGTGTGCCCTGGTCTTCTCGGCCTGGTCAGCCGTCTTCTTGTAGAAATCGGCCTCGTCCATGGTGAAGGAGAAAATGTGTTCTCCCAAGGCATGGGTGGCTAGAGACCCAATTTCTATACTTATGTTCTTGCTTTCAAACAGGATAGGATCTTTGGGACGGACCCTCTTGGGACAGTTCTTCTTGAACCAAGGACAGTTATCTATATAGTGTCTGAGCAATTCATAGCCAGAGTTGGCCTTGGTTAGTGTCACATTGAAAATGCCCAGAACGATACGCGAGCCCGACAGCAAACCATAGTAAGATTGAGGACGTTTCAAGCAGCAAAGCCTGTAGGCAAGATAGGCCATCAGCACCATGGACGTGGTGGTATTGTGAGTAACAATAAAGTCTTCAGTAACAAAGAGCCCGTCAGCGGCATCTACTGAGATACAAACAGCCTCTTTCTTACCCACAAACTCAACAGCATTGAACGCTCTACTGGGCGGGTATTTCTGCCTTGGCTTGTAAGCCTCTGCTTTTCTAGTTAGCCAGAAGGGATTTAGCCCATTGGGCATTGCCAGTCTTACCCTGTAGCGTAAGTTTTTAGAGGCTGATTTATTTGTGCAAAAAGTAGCAATGCCACCAAGAGATCGAACCAGCCAGACCACATCTTCTGCTAGCTGCCTTGAGGAAGAACAGAACTCGACCTTGTTATTGGCTAGCTCTACGCTGCCATCTGTATCCATCAGGCCATGTAGCAGGTCAATACGATCTTCCACAGAAGAAAACTTGTAGATGGCAGGAACAAACTTGTCCAGACTAGTTTTTCCAAAGAGCCCCAAGGTACGTAAGGCTGTCCTAACCGGATTGTTTCTTTGCCCAGATTGACCACAGGTAAGGCGATAATCATAGGCTGCTATGTGCTTCAACTTAACCGGTATAGGTAGAGAAGAACTAACCCTTTCTAGCAACTCCTTGTCAGCAGACGATAGGTGGCAATTGCCAGAAGACATCGCTCCATCGCCAAGCAAGGCACCAAGTAGGTAGGGGTCCAATGGTAAGTCTTGCTTTACAAATTGTACTGGGCATACAACAGGAATGAAATGCTGTCTCTGTCCTCGCTTGTTTTTGATACCCCTTTTTATTTCTCTAAGGGGGAGAACCCTGCCTTGGGTTTTATGTTGTCTTCCAGAAGGACTGTTTACTGCCCACAAATGATCTTCACAGCATTCTACTGTAGCCCCGTCTGAGAAGGAGCATCTATAGATATCCTTCGGCCCCTGTAGGAACACACCAGTAACCGTTACGGGTGTTCCCTGCGAGCCTATCACTGAATCTCCAACCCGAAGCTGGCCGATCTCTGCCCAGCCTGTCGGTGTAAGTACTTGCGTAGCCAGGGGTAACGCCTTCCCCCAACCTATAGATCCTGTAAGCACTACTGTTGTAATATTGCTCATAGGGTTGAAGATATATTCAAGCTCTTGCTTGATACCCTCATGCAGGTTGGCAACCACGGACCCCAGATATTCCTCAGACTCGATAAACTCTCGGATCCCTACAGGAACAAAGTCATAGTCCTCTCGCTGTATCTTGCCCAGGGTAGAGGTGTCTCCTGTGAGAAGAGTTTTGGTAATCTCTTTTCTCAAGATAGGCACCATCTCAGGAGGAGCATGGGCATTCTTAATGAGCAGGTCACAGATCCTGTCCACGGTGGAATCTATGTTGGCTTCTGTTGTCATTCTGTTTCGAGGACCTGTGCTGCCAAAGCTTCAAGCTGCCTCATCACACCCTCCATTTGGGCTCTGTAAGCAGGCTTTGATAACAGATTTTCCACAGCAGGGGTATCATCTGTAGCCTCTCCTCCCAACCGTCTGGTCAGGGTGTTCAGCTTGCCAATGATAGCATCCATTTGGGCAGAAACACCTGTTCCAGCCGAAAAGGCTGTTGGCCTAGTAGAAAGCATGCTTAGTAATTGCTCTTGGAACCGAGCTAGTTGAGGAACAGTCATGTCACTGTGCCCATTGTCCATTACCTTTTGATAGAGTGTTTGCTCTACCTTAGACAATATGGCCTCAAGCATTGTATCACGAGTAGCACTAATAAGAACTCTAACCAATTGGTGAGCGTCCATCCAAACCCCAAGGTCTTGGAGCTTTTCGGTCACCGCTTTGGTAAAGAAGCTCTGGTCGCCTGTCACCCACCACTTATCCAGATCTTCCAGGCAGTCTTGTAGATCGGCCTGCTTGCTGGTTATGGCCTGTCGCTTATTCTTGTCTGGGTGACACTCTACAATATGCTGAACTACTCTGGCCTTTTGTACACTGGTGTATTCACAACCCTCTTTTTGGTAAGGACAACCCCTGTTGTCTTCCCAGTATTCATCAAGCTCTGCTCTCACTTCAGGGCTAAGTAGTTGATCAATAGACATAAAAAAACCCCTTTCTAACTATCTATAGCCAGAAAGGGGGAAAGATTTTTGTCTTTCAAAATTTATTTCTTGTTAGTCTGCTCCTGCTATTTGAGCCTGATGGTACGTCCACCGGGGCTATGTAGCTTTGAATGGGGAGTAGTCTTTGTTTTTTTGGTTTCAACCACTGGTAGCTTGATTATCCTGCCTACCTCTGCCAGTTTACAAGAAGCTGCAAGAGCAGCTTTGAGCAAGAGCATATCTATGTCTACAATAAGCTCTCCTGAGAATGGGTCAGTTTCTGCCTTTGCTATGGCCTCGTTCATTAGCACAGCAAGTGACCTGTCCTTGAGAGCACCACTTACTTCCAAAGCCCTTGTGACTATGGAAGAGCTTACCTCTGTGCCTATGAATGGCTCAGCCGCTGAGTGAGGAGAAGTGGCTACAAACTCCAGTACTTCAGTTGACTCTTCAGTGGGCAGTCTCCCCTCCATGTTTACCAGTATCGATCCAGGCTCAGGGCCCTCTTCAATCGTACAGGTCATGCAGTCTAGATTCTTTGCCTTAGCTTTGAATCCAGCAGGGACCATGAGCTTGAGCCTGTCCACGGTTATCATAGAGCAGAAACCCTCAGGCACAACGGGTATCACAAGAAACCCAAACTTGCCTGTGTTAAGTCCAGTGGTTACCTTCTTCTGCTTGTCCAGCCCTACGTAAACATAATAGCTCTGGACAACAGCGACTTCGGTTCCTACACCTTCCATTTCTCACTCTCCACAAAAAGGGCCTCTTCTTTTATCACATCTGCTCGGATTCTACCTGAGCAAACTTCTTCTCCTGTGGCTATGAGACGGGCTACCCACTCCTGTCTGTCACCGTCCCATTCAACAGTGGTCAGTCTAGTGACAGAGAAAATCCCAAGGGAAGGCAGATCAAAGGCTCGTTCAATCTCTTCTGTCAAGTGGCATTCAACTGATCCATCTGGATTTATTGTAAGCTGAGACATCTTCGTCTCCCTAATGCTGATCTGCTCCCTTGGGATTGTCATTTTAGCCTTCGTTTTTCTTGGCTACCACAGTGGCCTTAGAGGGTTCAGGCATACTCCAGTCGGGCTTGTGTCCATCCTTTTCGATCTTGCCCAGACTTTTGCTAAGGGCTTTCACAACTTCTTCGCAGCCCTTGCCCTTGAAACCCACTGCATCCATCTCTACCGTCCCGTCCTTGTTGATCTTTATCTTTACTTGCTTAGCCACGATAGGCTCCTTTCAGTTAAAAATCTAGCTGGTCGTGACGGTCAGGTGGATCGTTCCATCCTTACCCTTAGTCTTGCTGACACGCATACCCTGCTTGCGGGCATCACGGGTCAGCTTGATTTCGGCATAAGTCTGGAGCAGCTTCTCGCAGCCCTGTCCCAACTCACGCTCTACGTGCTGACCGTACTCGTCCCACACAAGCTGGAAGGGCTGGACGCCTATGCCGGCCATCCTTTTGAGACCCACGTCGTAGTGGCCTCTCAGCCTGATCACATAGTCACAGTTTGTGTGGCTGTGACCACGGACAGAGCCCTTCTCAAGGACCTCAATACCGCTGTCAAGCTGGGCAAGAGCCGCCTTGATGATTTCCAGATCTACCAACTGCGTCTGTACTCTAGTCCAATGGCTCATAATTGCTTCCTTTCGTGAAAGTAGAGCCTGAAGAAACTCAGTCCTTTTCTTCTGTCTTTTCAGCCTTATCGGAACCAAGGTGAATCTTTCGCTTACCCTTATCTACCCCAGCAGCGAAGCCAAATTCGGGTCTGGTGTCAATTAGCTCCTCTTCTTCAGAAGGAGAGCTTGAGGGACGGGCATGGTCCTTGGCCCACTCTCTCATCGCAGCTACCTGAGCCTCCATCGTTTTGGTGACAGGGCTGATCTCACACAAGGTCAATCGGAAGTCCTCAGTACAGGGCTCTCGGCCATCCAAAAACGCTCTGTTGAGTGCTGCCAGGTAAGCCTTTTCGATCTCGGCTCCTGTAAGACCAACGCTGGCCCCTAAAAGAATGTCTAGATCAAAAGCCTCTACCTTTCTGCCAAGGTGACCACGCCTTGGCTTGGTGATGTGGATGGTCAAGATTTCCCTTCTTTCTGGGAGGGTGGGAATATCTACCCGGAAAACCTCATCGAACCTGCGGATCAGAGCAGCAGGCAAATTGGCAATGTCATTTGCCGTTGCTACTACCATGACAGGGCTGTCATGCTCTTGCATCCAGGTCAACAGAGTGCCAAACACACGGGCTGTTACACCACTGTCTGTTACACCACTGCTCTGTAGCCCTGCCAGGCCCTTCTCAACCTCGTCAATCCAAAGGACGCAAGGGGCCATTGCCTCGGCCAGCCTGCAAACCTCTCTGATACGCTCTTCTGACTGACCCACAAGGGAAGCAAACACCCGGCCTGGGTCGAACCGCAGCAAAGGCAGGCCCCAGTAATCAGCTACCGCCTTGGCTGTCAGACTCTTGCCTGCCCCAGGGACGCCCACAAACAAGACTCCCTTTGGAGTAGGCAAACCATAAGCAGCAGCAGCGTCGATATCAGTGAACACCCGCTTACGCTCCATCAGCCAAGTCTTGAGCAGGTCAAGCCCACCAACCCCATCCATGCCGCAGTCTCCATGGGGAATGACCTCAAGCAGCCCGCTCTGCTGGACAGCATGGGCCTTTTCCTCCCCGATTTCCTCTACAGACTCCTCACCCAGAACCCCGCCATGCCTGACAGCCATTGTGGCAAAGGCGTTTTTTGCCTGGACTGCCGTCATGCCTTGGGCAGCAATGATTAGCCTGGCAGGATCTGTGTCTACCATCTTCTTGGTTGTCTTGCCACAGCCCATGCAGATCTCTTCCAGATAGACTGCCAGGTCCTCTCTGGTGGGCAAGGGCAGGTCTACCACGGGGATGATCTTTGCAAGCTCTACCGGAAGCTCTATGTCATGAGTCAGGATCACCAGGAACCTGTTCATTCTGCGGAGCTTGGAAATAGCCGTCTTGAAAATGGCAATGTTCTCAGGCAGTTTCCAGAAAGGGTGGTAGTCAACCAGCACATAGATCTTCTTATCGGAGCCCTTACCCGCCGCTGTGAGACGACTTAGGCATTCTATAGGATCGGTGATCCCATTTCCCTTGAAGGCTTTGTCAGTAGGGTCGTAGTCTACCCAACCCATGTCCAGTGTCCAGAAAGCGACACCCCAGCCCATCTGGGATCCTATGTCCTCTACGTAAAGCAAGCCACGCTCCGTCTCGTAGGTACGGAGCAGAGCCACTCCACAAGCAGCGTGAATGTACTCGGCAAGCCTGTCCCCATTCTTCATCAGGTCTTCTCCATAAGAAGGGTTAACATTGTCCAGATCGGACGCCCCGTAGCAACTACAACTGCGGCAGCAGCATCGGCAACATGTTCAAGGTCGGCTTTCACAGTAGGCCACTCAAATTCTTGCCACTTGTGCATCACAGCTTCCTGAATCGCAGTCTTTGAGTTGGTCTTGAAAGCCCTCTTTATCTCGTTGGGCTGAACCCACTCAGTCAATACAGAGTATGCTTCTAGTTCCTGAGCAATACAGGCAATCATTCCAGTAGCAAGTCCCATACACCTGTTTGCTCTGGCTCCTTGGGCTCCTCCGTGTGGGGTTTCAACCACCAAGGCTGCTACAGTATACCCCAGATCTGAACATTCATGGAGACAGAAGTCCATAATTTCTTCTCGGATGCCCTGAATCTTGAGAATGTCCACCTCGGCCTGGTAGACATGTTGCTTATTAGCTGGCTTAAGCTTCCTAATACACCTCCACAGCACAGGCATTGCCTTACGCTGTAGCTCTGGCCTAATCTCCATAGCAACCAGCCCTGTAGCCCCGTAAGCGACATCACAACCAACGACAATCTTTTTCCAGTCAGTGGCAGGGTGTTTGCAATATTTTCCGTTTACCCGCCCCTTAAGTTTGGGCGGGTTATACTCCGGTCTGAGGTCGGCATCCTTCCACTTGTTCACAAGGCTCGTCCTAAAAAGAGGTGGCGGTCCCTGCGGGAATCGAACCCGCAGCAAAGCCTCGACAGGGCTCTATGTTAGCCATTACACCAAGGGACCGGGCGGGGCCCAGAATGGTTCCTGGGCCCCTGTGTCTTGATAACCCTTTTCACCGTACCCACCCCAGAACACTCTGGGGAAACAAGGTCAAGAAACAAAAAGGGGCTGGCAGAGACGGGAGGGCTCGAACCCCCGACCTGGCGGGTAGAAACCGCCTGCTCTATCCAATTGAGCTACGTCTCCTTGTCTTCAATTTCTCCTTCTTGATACATTATACCCCCAAAACTAGTGAGTTTAACAACTTAATGGCAAAACCTCACCATTTCTGAGGGCCCTGTTTATGTCGAAGAGGGGTTTTCTCCAGTTCCCAGAAGGAACAGGCAGATCTCTTTTTGGGACAGTGTAGAGTCCACCAGAATACTGTTCGTACATTGTAAACCAATAATCATGATACCAATCCCCACTACACCCCCTGAAATGTTGCCAACCACACAGTTCCATACCACCACTCGAATAGCTTGACACTCTTTCGTAAAAACTGACACGGTTCTGGATCTTGCCCGCAAGCAAAGCTCCAGGCACAAAAGGTCTTTTCTTAAAGGCTAAGGCAACACTGGTTACCATCAGCTTTGGCGTACCAAGGCGTCTGGTTTTGCCTGTCTTAAATAGATAGATCACTCTTTCTGCCCTT